GTGATAACACATCATCTATTGGTACAGACACAGCAATCTAATGCGCCTAGTGCGTGGACAGTCCAGCCAAGGAGGTAAACATGGCCCTGACTAAAACAACACTTAACGACAAGATCGAAGTAATCAACAATGGTGACTGGTCATCGGTGCAAGTTCGCACTGCGACTATCATTGCAGAGGATGGCACAGAAATTAGCCGTACATTCCACCGTCATGTGGTAATGCCTGATGCTGATCTCTCAGCAGAGGATGCTGATGTTGCTGCTATCTGTACTCCAGTATTCAGTGATGCGGTTAAGGCTGCTTATGCGGCTGCTCAAGAGGAATAAATAAATGGACAAGCGCACAGTATCATCGGCTCACACGCGCATCGATGGTTTGGAGAAAGACATCGTGGCTATTAAAACTGAAATGGAAATCCAGTTCAAAGATTTGTTTAATCGCGTGAAGCGCCTTGAAGCTATTATGATTGGTACATCTGGCTTTATTATCGTGCTGCTTCTTCGCATGAACATGATCGGCTAAGCTATGTTGGCTGAGCTTGCAGCAGCGAATGCGGCTTACGCCACCATTTCTAAGTTTATTGCCAACGGTAAAGAAGTTGGTGATTTGCTTTCACCACTCAAGTCATTGGTGGGAGCAGAAGAAGAGCTAAAAGCTAGAGGCAACCGCAAAAAAGATGGATTGTTTTCTAAAGTTATGGGCAAGTCTGCCGATGACTTTGATGAGTTCATGGCCCTTGAGCAGATAGCAGAGAAGCGCAAAGAGTTAGAAAGCCTTTGTCGTTTATACGCAAAGCCCGGAACGTGGGATAAGTTTATTGCGTTTGAAAGTAAGATGCGTGTTCAGCGAAAGAAAGAAGCTGAGCAAAAGCAAAGACAGATAGCAGCTACAATCAAATATATATCTTGGGGTTTGATTGCCACGTTAAGCTTAGGTGGCTTTGCTGTTTTGTATTTCCTGACTGAGTTTTTGAAAGGAATGAAATGACTATAGCTATGGAAAAGATACTTGCTTGGAAGTTACTTCCTCGCATTATGATGTTGGTTATGACCGTTATGTATATTCGCGTCATAGAGTGGTTTATGTCTTTGCCGCAGGATGTGGTAAGTACGCAAGCTACAGCGCTCACAGCTACTGTTACAGGCGCTATGACAGGCGCTTTTGCAGTATGGTTAGGATCTGAGAAATGATTGGTCAGATTGTAGGTGCATTAGGTGGACTAGCAACCAGTTACCTAGACGGTAAGACCGCAGTCCAGAAGGCTAATGCGGAGATCAAGCTCAAGCAAGCTACTGGTGAGATGGACTGGGAACAGTCAGCTATCGAAGCATCGAAGGATAGTTGGAAAGATGAGCTATGGACTATAGTTTTTGTAGCTATTCTTTGCATGAACTTCATTCCTTCTATGCAGGAAGTAATGGCTGTTGGATTTGCTAACTTAGAAACCACACCACTCTGGGTGCAGTGGGGAATGTATGCCTCTATTGCTGCAAGCTTTGGCATACGAACCATGAAGGGGTTAAAGAAATGAGTTTTAAATTATCGCAGCGCAGCCTTGATAGAATGCAAGGTGTAGATGAGCGCATGGTTTCTGTAGTTAAGTTTGCAATCACAGCAACGAAAACAGACTTCGGAGTTATTTGCGGGCTTCGCACCATCGAGGAGCAGCGTGAGCTTGTGAAAAACGGCGCGTCGCAGACGATGAAGTCGAAGCATATAGATGGGCTGGCCGTCGATCTACTCGCTTACTGCGGCTCGCGTGGTTCTTGGGAACTTAATCTCTATGATGATTTGGCTGACGCTATGAAGGAAGGTGCCGAAGCTGCTGGTGTGGCTGTGCGCTGGGGAGCAGCTTGGCATATAGATGACATCCGCACATGGGATGGCACAATGGAAGAAGCTATGAATGCTTACGTTGATAGGCGTAGAGAGCAGGGTCGAAGGCCATTCATTGATGGCCCTCACTTTGAGCTAATGCTTTAGCCTTATTAATTTTATCTGAGTGACGAGATAAAGTTTTTACAGTTAACTGTCGACTGTATCCCATGAAAGACATGCGTCTGCATATAGCGTCTTTGTCTTTGCCTTCTAAGGCTAGTCTGATTATTTCTCTTGTTTCTGGTTTGGCGTCTTTGCCGCCCATATAATAATCAGTATTGTTTTGTTTTAAAAATCGGCTTTGCCCGTCTCTTTCTCTAGCTCTTTTATTAACTTGCTTTGCGTCCTCAAGCATTGCGGCTAGTAATTGTTCTTGTGTCATATGTTATAGCCCTCTTTTCTTAGTTTGTTTACGAATTGATTTAGTTCAGAACGCGCTGCCCATAGATCTTGTTTTACATTTGGGTGTGGATCAGTTCTGTTTTCTTCATCGATTAGCGTATCAACTCTGCGCTTGAGAAAGTCTAACTCTACTTCATGTGCGCGGTGTATGTTCATTGCTTTCTCCCTTGCTCTACGACAGGCCAGAATATGTTGTTGCGATGAATGAAATTATTGAGGCCAGATAGTTTTACGTCAAGTATTTTTGCTGCTTCTGTTTGAGTGCAGCGAGATTGCGCCAATGCTTTTACTAGCTGTAGTTTTTCTCGCTTGTGACGTTGTGTCATTTCTTCCCATGTTTCCATGTTGTTTCCTTTGGGTAAAAAAAAGCCCCGCTATGCAGAGTGATCTGACTAAGCGAGGCAGTTGTGAGGGAGGGCAGGACGCTCCTCGGGAGAACTAAGCCTAGCTTAGAACGGAATGCTATCACCTTGCAATGGGGAAGATGCAGGTTGTTGACCTTGTTGCTTGTCGCTTATCTGAAAAGACATATAAGGTTTACCATCTTTCATGCGTCTCCATCCAGCGATTCGTTTTTCATCTGGCGATCCTTTCTCACCAACTGGGCCTGAGTAATCGGGCGCTGCATCATTGTTTTTCTTGGCATCGTTTTCAAACATCACGGCCATTTTCTGATAGACCTCGACAATACCACGACCGTCTTTGGTCTGGTCTTTGACAAGAACTACTTTTGAATCCACGCCTTCGACGTTGACCTTACCTTGCAAGATCATCTGCTGTGTTGGGAATGGTGTGAAGGCTGCGCCTCTGTTTGTATCGTCATATTCTGCCATGCTTCTGGCTCCTGTATTGTGTGACTACCAGCCACTGCTCTTGTTACCACTGTCTTGATCGTACTTGTTGCCATCCATCTTACCTAAGAAGATGTCAGCATCACAGCCAATGTGCGACAGTGCTTTGGTTAGGCCATCAGTGATAGCCATCTTCGGTGCATCCTCGGCCATACGACTCTTGGCTGCATCAAAGAACTTACGGCACCCTGTGAAGGGGCCAAATGAATTTGCCGGTGTGCCATGCCAGACAGTAACATGCGCTAGTACAGCGCTGTCTCCGTTACTCACAGGCACAATCTCTGTTGTGTTGTGCCAGCCCCAGCCCTCACCGACTGGCCCGAACTGCTCAGTCATCTTCTTGACTTGGTATTGCGGGTCAATGGCGGTGAATGATCGGCTGCCGAAGCTGACCTTCTTCAGATATTTGGGGTCTGAAGAGGCCAGCTTGTCCCAGATGTCGAGGTTATTAGTCATTGTTGGTTCTCCTTGTTATGCGGAGTGATCCCCGCTTGTCTCGTTTGATTGTAAGGTAGTCGCAGTAAACTTCTCGCTCGTTGCTACCGACCATTTGTTTGAGATCTTTCTTTGCGTTCTCGAACACGCGGTTCTGTTCGTACCCACCGATGTAGGTAATTGCTGCGTCGATGAACTGGTTGTCTGTGCTGGCGTCTCGCTTGACCATGTTGTCCACCTCAATCTTGTCAATGGAGATGTCTGGCGTTTGAATACCAATCGGTTCTTCGTCGCGTACAACGTAACCCCAGAAATCTGACACCACCGCCCACATAGAATTGAAATACTTGTGGTTGTACGAGACATAAGTTGATTCCCATTTGCTGTTGCCAAAGATTACTGAGAAGTATGCGCCATCTGCATCTGACAGGTAGCAGTACAATTGTATCTGCGGCATATAGTATTCGATAACGTCATCCATATTTTTATATGGGTTAGTGTGCTTGGCCTCGACAATGCGAGATCCCCAGCGAGCATCGATCATGCCCTTGGCTGGCACAGTGCCGATCATATCTTCTAGCTCTTCTTGATGGCCAGACAGTACGCAGCTGTGCTCTTGCTCAAACCATTTGAGATTGAAGTCTTCAGTAAAGCTACCGAGTTGTACTGCAATATTGCGAGACAAGTCGTCTGACTCTACGCGGCCAGTCTTGATCTGCCATAGCTCAAGCCAGTCGCCACTCATAATTTTTACGCAGTCGCTGCCGCCTATGAAACCTTTGCGTTCCATTGAGTTCTCCTTTTATTATATGAGTTAGACTACTGCATACTTGCAGCTTACTCAAGGTATTTTTTGAGATCAGCTTCAGTAAGATCAGTAAGCTCAAGCAGCTTTTTTCGCTGCTCGCCTTTGAAGTATGGCTCACCAACAGGCTCACCATTCTTAATGCGCTTGGCTATAATCTCATACTCATCGAGTACATAACTATACTTCTTGTATTCTCTAGCGTAGTGCGGTGAGCTTGTGGCTTTTGTAATGTGTGCATCCCAGACGCTGCTGGCTACTGCATTACCTAGTGATTGTGGCTTTTTCATCGTAGCTCCAGATTGTAATTGACGTTCCCCACTTACCCATAGCTTTTCTACCTGAATCATGAATGATCCCTGTGTTCTTTAGTTCACTGATTCTGGGTTGGACTGAGATCTCTGGCCTATTAAGAAGCTGAGAGACTTGCTCATTGGTAAGTTCACCATGCTCTTTGAATAACTCAAGGACTTGATGACGGATCGTTAGCTTGCCGTCTTTATTAAAGTTAGCTGCTTGCTTGCTGGATCTATTCTGTTGGTATCCGATCTTGCTCTGGTTGTATGGCATTTGCGTTCTCCATAAGGGTTAAAAATTGTTCACCAGTCATTATGACTAATGTTTGCGGACTTCCCGTCCGTCTTTTGTAGAAAGCAATGTCTCGCTTATCTAATACTGTGAATGGGCTAGGGAAGTTGGATTTATCCCTATACTTTACTTCTCCCACCAATTCTTGTCCGAAGAGTTCGAGCTTGATGTCGCCTGAATACTCTCCTCCCAAGCTGCCTGAGAGGGGTTGCCTTTTCGCTTTGATACCCGCTTTCGTGAGCCAATCGACGAACCACTTTTCGTGGTAA